TGGACGCATTCATGGTGGTCGTCAGTACAATTCTCGGTACTGACCTCGTTTAGATCGCTCATGTGGGGGTCTCCATGAACGGTGCCAGGACGAACATGCCCCGAGGCTGGACTCCGAGGATTTCCCACTCTTCGGGAAGGATTTCGAGTCACCCACGAGACATTTCCTGGCTGAGCATGTATGTCTATGAACCATCGGTCTCCGACAGGTACCCCTCGGGGTTCCGTACGAGTCGGAGCACGGCGTCTGCCTCAACCTGGACGACATCGGCCTTGAACACCGGGTCAGCGGCACACTTGGCGTCCAGATCGGAAATCCGACGCTTGATGATCCGTTCTACGTCCGCCAGGCGGACATTGATCAGTGCAGTCTCTTCGGTGGTGGCGGATCTCGCCCAACGGGCAGTGACATCAGAAGCGGTTGCCTGTGCCATTGCTGCCTCTCAGATGAGAGGGGGAGGCCGAAACCTCCCCCAGCTCAATCACGATCAGACCGGGGTAACCGTAGCGTCGTCGCCGCCACCGGTCAGGCTCCCGCCGTCCACGGTCAGGATGCCGGGCACGGTCACGGTGTAGACACCGGCCGAACCCGTCACGGTGATGTCGTCAGCGGTAATACCGTCGTCGATACCGACGATCGCGGCCTTCACAGTCGCGGCGCTCGCGTTGTAGGCGATGGTCGCGGACGGACCCAGATCGTTCAGCTTCACGGTCGCGGTGCCACCGGTAGCGCCACCGAAATCGAGGGTGTAGGTGACCGGGCCACCCGAGATCAGCTTCACGAAGGCGTTCGGATCGTTAACCAGAACCGCGTACTCAGCCTCAACTCGGACAGCAACCAAGTTGTGCTGCCACAGCGAAACCAGGTTCGGAGACTGCTCCGTACCGAAGTTCAGGGTCGCCTGATCCGACACGTCGAACGACAGACCACCAACCTGGCCCCAGATGATCTGGGAGAAGTCGCCCTGGTAACCGAGGATCGCGCCGGTGGCGACGTGATCACTCAGAACAGTCGGCCGGCCCAGGATGCGGCCCTCACGGAACGGGGTCACCATCGAGTCGTAGGTGGACTCGACAAACAGCGGACGGCCGTTGGCGTCAACCGCACCGTTCAGGATCGGCTCGGTGATGTCGTCCAGCAGAGTGCCGTTCCACTTCTTACCGGCCGAAACCAGCTTCCGAAGGCCGTCCACACCGAGACCGGTGTAGGCGTTGTCACCGATTGCCTGGACCTTGGTGGACTGATCCAGATACGCACCGAACGGGGTCGAGGTGCCGTGCATCACCGCGGCGTCGAACGCCATAGCGATTGCTTCAGCGACCTTGACACGCATGGTGCCCAGGTAGTTCGCGGGGTTCGCTCGCACGACCTCAGCGGAGGCGGCGAAGATGGTAGCGATCTTGTGGGGGACCAGGTTCTGCTTGGTCAGGTCACCCTTGGTGATCGGCTTCATGTCACCCTCACCGATCCACTCGGCCGACACATCACCGCTCCAGTGCGGGATCACGATGCCGGTCGGACCCATCGGGATCTTGCGTGCGACACGCTGGATAATCGAGGTCTTCTCGACCTCTGCGAAATAATCCTGCGCCATAACCGGGTCGAGGTAACCCGAGAACATAGTGTCCTTGGTCTGGGCAAGATTGGAGTTGTTGGCACTAAAGCCCATTTAGATCTCCTGTGTGGAAATGCTCAGGCACCTACGGCCGCGGAAATAGCGGCGAGAATCGGATCACCATTGAGCGGAATCGTTCGAGAACCAGACCCCTGAGTCGGGTCGGTTGCAGGGTCGGGAACGTTGAAACCGCCAAACAGGGTCATCGCCGTATTGGCGGACGCCTTGATTTCGTCTTCGTTGGAACCCTTGATGATTTCGGCGAAAGCCAGAATCTTTTCGGTCGGAACCTTGAGGTCAATCGCCGTGGTCAGCTTGGCGAGCGCCATTTCGGCATCACCGAGCTTGGTAGTCAGCTCACCGACCTTCGTCTGTTCAGCGGCCAGCTTGGTCTCCCATTCCTGGGCAACCGCAGCCTTCGCAGCCTCGACCGCATCCTTCTTCTCGTTGCGGTACTTAGCGGCCTCGGCCCGAAGCTGTTCGACGTAATCCCGAGAAAACGTCTCCACAACGGCCTCCGGGGCCTGGGGAGTAACGTCAGCGGGGGTAACGGGGTCTGTATCAGCCATAACGGATTTCGTCTCCTGGACGTGAACGGTCCACCTGGGACCGGGTATGAAACGGCTACGCGGCTCGGAGCCCGGCGTAGTCCATTGGATTGATCTCGCCACGCTCTAGTCGGCGGCGGAGTGCGTTAATCACGTCCTCGTTGAACGTGAATTCTTCGCCTCGTTTCTTACCGCTTCGGTGAACCCGTCCGGGGTTCTTCTTGCGGTACTCGATGGCGTCTTCGGTCGCCTGTTCCCACAGGGCCAAAGCTCGATCGGCCGCGGCTTTGCCGGGCCAAGATTCTTTGTTGAATACCGGGACCACTTTGCAGTCGCATCCGGGATGCCACTGCTCCATGAATTCCGATACGTCGGTTCCGGCTGCGATCATTCGCTGCGCGGTGTTGTCGTCTAGATCCAGACCTGCGGTGTCAGCACCGAGGTACACCGGACCACGCGAAATCAGCATCAAGCACCAGGCGCACGTCTCCCGGCCGGTCGCCACCCGCGCCCAGCCCTTGACCACCTGGGGCTCGGGCTCGGCCTCCACCGCTCGGATGATCTGGCGTCGCCCGCCGTTCTCCACCTCACGCACAGCCGCGAGGGCCATATGCCCGGCCGCGTCTTGTGGTGAGTCCATCTGGGACATCCGCTTGCGAGCGGGCTCCATCTGCCGGACGAACCTCTCAAAGGTGTACGGCTCGATGTCGATGTCGTTACGGGGGAGTGTGGGGTGGTACTGAGCGCGTTGCGAGTCGTAGAACTCACGCGCGAGGCGCGCGGCTTCGTCGCGCTTGCGTACGATTTCGGGGTAGATGAATCTCAGCAGCTCCAGCCATTCGAGAGTCGTAAGAGCCGGAGTTACAAAGAATCTGGTGCTTCTGAGTACGTAACTGGCGACCCACGCGGAGATCACAGCCTGCGCGGCTGAGAACTCATCTGGGGTCACGCGGCCTCCCGGTCCTCCTGGGACTCAGGGGAAGGCCGACCCTGTGCCGTGGTTCCGTACATGGTGCCGAGCTGGCGCATCGGGTCTTCTTGTTCGTCCCAGCGACGCATCTGCCGACGCTGAGTGTCGGAGTAGCCCATGTCGATACGGGCCTGTTCCTTCGGGATCACACCCAGACCGTTCGCGTACAGCTTGGTCGCGGCGTCCGCCTTCGCGGCGTACGTCGGGGTGGACGGATCACGCCACACGGTCTCCATCCGAAGCATTTCGGGTGGAATCTCCGAGCCGGGGTTCATCACCTTGTAGGCAACCCGCATCGCTTCTTCGAGCGCACCACCGAAGATCAGTGCCTTACGCTCCGCGGCTTTCACGAGCCGGGCTTCGGACGCCCGGATCGCCTCGGCAGAAGCCGGGTTATCCGTGGTGGTGGACAAGTACTGCGGAGGCAGACCTGTGTACGCGGCGACCTTCTTATCGAGCGCGTCCAGAGCGTCAACGAAGTTCCGAAGCTCAGCAGCAGAAAACTGCTGCGCCTTGGCGTCATGGTCGGAGAAGGCCAAGATCCGCGCCAGGTACCCGTCGAACAACGCCTGACCGGTCTCGGGGTCAACACCCAGCTCTTCCGGCCGGACGCCGAACAAGAGCCGTTGGGGAACCGCCATGATGTCGGCGGTGCCTTGCATGTTCATCAGGATTCGGGCCGCAGCGTCGGAGGCTGACCTGACCTCTGGGGTGATCTCGGATGTACCGAGCAAGTCCGCCATCCGGGTACGGTTCGCGACCGGAACCACAGTGCAGACGCCCAGGCCGTGATTCGCAGTGCCGGCCGACTTGAGCTGACCATCCTCGGCCAGCCAGAACACATTCTTGTCCGGCAGGTACAGCGTGGCTGCGTCCACCTGAGAACCATCCGAGTCGTAAATGACCCGGATCGCTTGCTTGACCAGTCGGGTTCGTGGGTCGATCTCTGCGTACAGCGTGGTGGGGGATTCGACACGAATGATCGGGATCGTCTGATCCACACCGAGATCGTCCGGGGTGGGTGCCGCTACCGTGATGTATGACCGACCGTGAACCAGCGCCTCGGTGAACGCGAGGGCGGATTCAACATCCATGTTGTTGGCCTGCCACCAGTCCCACATCAGCTCGTCGGTCTCTTCTTTCTCGCCGAGTCGGAAACCTTCCACGGTGAGCCGGTCAGCGAGTGAGTTGATGTAGATACGCGCGTATCCGATCTGCGCCAGATACTCACGCATGTTCGTGGGAGTCTGCCTACTGATCGCCTGGGGACGACGTTCTGCGTTGTAGTAAGCGGTATTCTCGGAAAGCGTCCTGGTGTTCTCGGAGAATGCGTTGATCATGTCGTCCCGGATCTTTTCAAGATCTTCGGACGCCATTACCTCACCACCATCACCTTGCGGGAACGGTTCTTCTTACTCATCAAAAAGTCCTGTCTTGCGCCGAACGCGAGCACCGCACAGACAGCCACGTCGATCTTCCGGCTGGAATCTTTGGATGCTTTGCGAATCGCAATCGCGTCATAGTTCGTTGGATGCCTGCGAGCATTAAGTATGTGCTGGCGGAGAATCGCGTTTCCGTCGTGCGTCAACGTTCTTTCCAGAACCGCGTCGAGGAACCTCTCGCAGTCGAGGGCGAACCGTTTTTGCTGCCCGCGCATGTCGAATGCGATCGGGTGACCTGGGGTTGCGTTGACCTGGATCTTGCGTTTGAAGTCCCGACCCCACTGGTCCACGTACGCCTCAAACTCTTTGACATCCGCACGGAACGCCACGACCTCGTACGCGGCGAAGCACGACCTCACGTAGGCGTCTACGTCCTCGCGGGGAACCTCACCGCCGTAGTCGTCGGGTGCCCACGACTTGATCAGGAACAGTGCTCCGTCATCGACCCGGCAGGCGACGAGCGCTGTGTAGTCGTTCGACTTCGATCCGTCGAAACCGAGGGTGATCATGTCGCCCTTGTGCAGGACGACATTCGACTGAACCGCATCCCACTCGTACGGGGCGATCCAAGAATCCTCGTGCGCGTTGACCTGATTCAGGAACTTGCGTCGTGACTCGGTGACTGGACGCTTCTTGTCCAGCATCGACAAGATGATCGTGTCGAGGTCCAACCAGACCGCATCGCCGCGGGCGATCTCCAGACCGGCCCGCAGCTTCGCCACACCCGCCTCGAAACCTTCCGGGTCCACGTCCGGGGACGGGATCTCCGAGAGTGGGGTCCACGCGGGAGCCTCTAGCGAGTCGTACAGAAACCCGGTGTCGATGGCCCGGCCAGCGAGCACATCCATATACACGTCGTAGTCACGCTCGGCGTCCGAATCCTCGCCTGAGATATGCGCGTTGCAGATCGAGAGCGAGCGGCATCCGCCGTACGCGGCCTTGTCCACGTTGCCTGCGATGACTTCCGACATCGCGTGGCCGTCGTTCGACTCGTTCCACCACTGGGTTTCGTTCTTGATGACGAAGGTCGGACGCTTACCTTCCAGCGCCAGAGGCGAACTCGTGACGCCTTCGATCATCCCGCCAGCACGCGAATAGATGATCGTCTTGTGGATTTCGAGCCCGTACTCTTGTTTCAGCTCTTCCGAGGCGAGTACCGGAAACAGCGTGAACGTGTTCCGGGTCTGGTCCTGGGAAACCGCCGCAATCTGAATCCACGCGGCGTGACGTGGCTTGCCTACCGGCTTACCCGAGGCGTCCCAGTGCGAAAACGCCACCGGGCCACACAGTTCCGCGAGTGCCATCGCACCAGCGAGGGGGTCTTTACCCCAGCCCTTGAGGCGGCGCAGCAGACCGGACCGGTAAACAAACCTGCCGTCGTCATCAACGGCGTACCACCACAACAGGAACCGAGCCTGTTCCAGAGTGGGCATGAACGGCTGTCCCGCTTCGGGACCGCCAGGTTGGCGAGCGTATTTCGCCAGCCAGTTGATTACACCCCATCCGAGCGTTTTCTCCGGCAGATACCAAGATCCATCCGAATACTGACGCCACGTGGGGCCAAGTACGTAGGGAGGGGCGGGGAGTAGTTCTCTTTCGCTCACTCCCACCACCTCCGAGTTCAGTTGTTAACGGGGTACCGATGGGCTCCGTTCAGGTAATGGGCGATATTCATGGCGGCCCGAACAGGGTCAGTGCGGATCGGGAAATCGCAAGGGGCATCGTGCGGGTTGCAATGCACCCGAACCGGAACCGTGAATCCACGGCGTGGACCGGTGAAAGTCGCTCCCATGACCGAGAGCGGGTACAGCGCGTCTTCGATGCCGCCTGGGTTCTTCGGGTCGGAGTACAGAACTCCAGAGACCCGGTGCCGAAGCGGCCCCTCTTGCAAGACCTCTAGGGCGTCTCCAGCGGAGCGAGCGCCTTGGGAGTACCCACGAACCACGATCTGGCCTGGGCACCGCTCGGCGTACTCGTACACCGCTCGGAGCATGTTGTCTCGGCCGATACGTACTGCGTCGTCGTACGTGGTCAGCCCGATCGGGAAGATCTCTGCTGGATACCAGATCGGCCGTACAGGCGGCTTGTAGATGTCCCCTCGCGGGTCACCGTTGCCGCCGATGCCGAACTGGACCACAGGAACACATCCCGAGGCCGCGGCCGGCGCTGCGCCGGCCACCAACCCAGCCACCATCACCACACAGCCCACCAGGGCTGCGAGTCTCATTCCGGTCGCTTCTCCAGTGCCTCAAGGATCTTGTCGAGCTTCGCCTCGATCCTCGGAACCCGCTGTTCAAGGTCGTACAGCTTCTTGTCCGATTCGAGGACGTAGCCGACCAGGGTGTCTCGGAAATTCGAGCCCTCAACACGGCTCTGGAACCGGTAAGTCAGTTCCTTCTTAATGATGTCGGAAACCTCGGACAATTCGTCTGGCCCTTCGTCAATCAAGCGCTGTACATCCGCGCGGAATGAATTCATGTCAATGCCCCAAGGGTCAATCTTTCCCTCGGACGAATACTCACGATGAGCGACGCAATCCTTAGCGGTCCTGCCGATCTTGCGGAGGATCGCAGCGCAAATGCGCTTATAAGCGTCAAGCTGCTCAGGAGTCCACGGCTGAGAACCGGTACCGGAGTTGACCGCCTCAATGCCGATCGTGTGCCAATTCGCATTGTTGGTCGGCCAGCCGGGGTGCGAACCGCGTCCAGCGTGCCAACACACGCCAACAGCGATAAGACGAACAGTGCCGTCTCGCTCGAGGACGATCTGTGCCAGCGGACCCGGAAGGTCCGAGCGTCCGTACTGGACAATCTTCCAGTCGTTAACTCCACCGCCTGCGGTGTGGTGGCAGATAACCCCTCGGATATCAAGGAAATCTCCGTGGCCTCGGTCAAGCCAGCCGTCGTGCTCGATCACCGTGAGGCCCCAAGCCCTAAGCTCGTCTGCAAGCCAAATGGGATCGCCTACCCATGCCATAAGAACTCCAATCAGAAAAGTTGGTACCTACCCAAGGACTCGAACCTCAATTTCCCGGTCCAGAGCCGGGCGTCTTGCCATTAGACGAGGAAGGTAAAGCTCGACCCAGGCGTCCTAGGAACTGAGTCGGCAAGTCGGAATGGCAGGATTTGAACCTGCGACCGCCCGGACCCAAACCGGGGGCTCTTAACCAAGCTGAGCTACATTCCGTAAGTAGATTCGGGTGGATTTGAACCACCTACCTTCGCCGTATCAGGGCGCTGCCCATACCGATGGGCCTCGAATCCTTGGGGTGACCGGTGGGTCTCGAACCCACTTAAC